ATCCTGCTGCATCTTCTCGCGCTCGAGCTGCATATTCGCTTCGTTCTGCATCGCCGTCATCTGAAGCGTGGACTGCTGGTCCTGCTGCTTGAGCTGAAGCTCAGCCTGCGACTTCTGCATATCGGCCTGAAGCTTGGCCTGCTGCACCTGAACCTCTGGTGGTGGCTGTTGCGAAGCCTGCTCGGCCATCTGCTTGATCTTCTCAAGGTCTGCTTCACCGATATCGGGATAGAACGAATCCGCGTTCTTGATGCCGGCGGCTTCCACGATCTTGACCAGCGTCTTCCTGATCTTCGGCATCATCTCGATTGCCTTGTCAGCCAAGCCTCCAGCCTGGAAGCGATCGGTAATGGCGATCTGGCTTGTGAGAATGTTGTTCAGCATCGCCATGTCGCGGTCGCGTGAGCCAGTGCCGAGGCCGACGTTGATCTGCGCGTCCATCGTGGCGTTCCACTGGCGAGGGTCCATCTCCACCCAATCGTCGCGCAGCCGGATCATCCGCGGACGATCCTGGTGCTTGACGATCAGCTTCAGAACCTTGGCGAAGACCTTCTTCCAGCCCAATTCCGCCTGGTTGCGGGCGATCAGCTCGACCTGAGAATAAGCGCTGTCATGCTGGTTCTGGTTGGCGGTCGCCGTCTGGTTCTGCAGCGTCTCGGGATCAAGCGCCATCGTTGCGCGGGAGACGCCCGTTCGCATCTCGATGACCTGATCCATAAAGCCGAGGGTGGCAAGTGCGTCCTGCAGGATCGAGGGCGTGACAGTATAGCCGACCGGCGCAGATTGCGGCTTGCGAAGAATGACCCCGCCGACGCTAGGATTGACCAGCTCGTCCATGTTGATGACCGAACCGACCTCAATGTCCTTCTGCGGGTTGTTGACCTGGTAGGCGTTGTTGAGAAGCTGGCGCCCTACCGACGTCTTGATCTGCTGAACGTCCATGACGTCGCCAGCTAGAGAACGCGACGTAAAGCGATGTGGGACAGGCTCGCAAGGAATCTGCGTAAAGGGAGAGTCGTCATCCCACACTTCCCAATCAAGAAGTTCGCCAGCACCAGAAGCGCCAGCATAATAAGCCAGTACCGTTTCTGCGATGCCGTCGCCATTCACGTCCGCCTTGATGTAGCATTCGTAAAGCTCGATGCGGTCCATCGACGGATCGCCGTTGGCGTTGCCGAACTGATAGGGATCGCGGGCGTTCGCCTCAGGCGACAGTCTGGACGAGGAGAAGTTATACCGCGGCAGGCTTTCAACAATCTCCTTGTCAAAGCCCATCTCGATAAGCTTCGAGCGGGTGACGTGCGGGTCGCGATGTGCCGTAAAGCGGGCTTCCTCGATCGTGATGGACTCGCGATCCTTGAGGAAGTTCTCCGGCTCGACCGTCTCCATGACCAGCCGGCCCTTGGAGGTAACGCGCTTGATCTTGACGTCATAGAGCGGGATAACGATCTGCTCGCCGGTCTGCGGGTCGACGTCGATATATGGGTCGACTTCCTTCTGCGAGACGATCTCAACGTCCGGATCTTCCAGCAACATGGCGAGGCTCTGGTCATCCAGCCCGCTATGGACCGAATAATCACACTCTTCGCTGTCATCCCAATAGGTTTTGACGATGCCGTCCGCCTGGAGAAGGCTGTCATGCGTGGCGTCCCACATGATGCGGTAGCCGTTGTTGTCCTTCCAGAAGACGTAATTGGCATAGTCCGACGCCTGATCGGTGAATTCCTCGTCACCGGGCTTTGTCGGCTCGTAGTCGACGATGCGATCGGATGCCGTGAACACGCGGATGATGCCAGGCAGCACCCAGCCGATCACGTCGGCAACGTCGCGGCTCTTGAACTCGCTCCAACCTTCTTGATGCGGAGTGTCCGGCATCTGGCCGTTGTAGTAGTTGATGGCACGGACGCGCTCATCCACGACCTCTGTCGAGACAAACACCTCTGCATCGCTGATCTCGGAAGCGATGAGGGCTTTCAGATCAACCTCATCAATCTTCTTTGCTGCGCGCTTTGCCATTCAGACAGCCCAACTCTTCTTGGTAATGGCGGGGTAGCATGGGCGGATATCGGCAAAGGCGACACCTTCAGCGCACGGTGTCCACGTGATATTGCCGTTCACTTCGACAGCATATTCACAGCGGACCAGCCGATCGGCTTCGTCGAAAACGTCGCGGATCACATATGTTTCGCCGTTGTGCTGATGATGGCGCTCTTCGGAAAGTCTCATCAAACTATACCTCTAGATTTCCGCGCCGGCATCTTGAATTCCACCGGTTCTTCGTAGACGACGCACATGAGGCCGAACGAGTCCGCCCCGTGAGAAGCCCAATCATGTTCAGGGCCGAGGCCGATGCCCCGCTCTTCGTCGCGCTTTTCGTGATACCAACCGAGGGCAGCCCGTCCGGCTTCCGTCGTGTCTTCGTTGAACCAGATACTCGGGAAGAGGCGCCGTGCTTCCTCGATGCGAGCTGCAGCTGCGCCCTTCCCCTGATTGGGAACGACCGTTACCGAATAGCCGGCCGATCGAAGCGCGCTCTCGTAGGAGACGTCGTAAACCTTGTCTTGCGTCGACCCGTCATGCGGCAACCAGATCTGAGCAACGTCAGGCGTGTAGCCTTGGCTGCGCATCCAGTTGACGTGATATGAAAGCGGCTGCCCTGAAGCCTCATGGTAGTTCAGGACGCGGATTTCCTTGCCGATGAACTGCGCGGCCCAGATCGTGACCGCATCTGCTTTTGCGCCTGTGCCGCCAATGTCAAAGAACAGGCGGATGGTCATCAATGGATCGGCAGCAACCCGACCGATACGCCGTTGGTTCTTTGCCTCGGCAAGATGCTTCGCGAAGTAGGCGCCGGCCGCTACCGAGAGATACCCGCCTTCCCAGATGTGGTCGTACTGATCAGGCTGCATGCGAAGGCAGTCGAGACGTTCTTGCTCAAGCTCCGCGGTGAACCATGGATTGTCGCGCCAGTTGGCTTCGACGACGATTGCCCCGGTTGGCTTCTCTGCGCCTCTCAGCATGACGTCGATCGGATCGTTCTTCAGTCTGGCGTTCCAACTGAACCAAAGCTCCGAACCTGAGACACGAAGCGTAGGCCGCAGCAGGTTCAGCGATCGAAGGGATGCCGTTTGTGCCTCTTCCCACCATGCACGCTTAAAGCCTTCGAGCGACTTGATGGATTCCGCTGTGTGATCTTGCATACCCTGGAAGATGATTGCGCCATCGCCAGGTGTTTCGATCGTATCGCGGAAGACCTTGAACCCATCCGCCTCGCCAAGTCCGAAGTCTGCCAGCTTTGCTTCGAGCAATCGCTTCGATGAATCTGCGAGCGTCTTCTGGACTTCGCGGATGCAAACTGAAAGCATCCCACGTTCGGCCAAATGCTCCTCGATCATCAGGCCGCCGAAGAAATGCGATTTGCCTGAGCCCCTGCCCCCGTGGGCACCTTTGTATCGAGATGGGATCAGGAGAGGCTCGAATGCCTCAGCTGTCGGTATCTGAAGAGTTCGCACGAATGATCTGGCGTGTGATCGTATGGACGAAGTTCAGCGGGTTCTCTTCATCGCCCGAGATTGCTTGCGGAACCTTGCCATCGAGGCGATCGGCGATTTCACGGATTGCCGGCACGTCGCCTTGCGTGAGAAGCTTGCGGGCATTCCAGCGCAATGACCCAGGAGGAGCCAAGCATTCTTCACCGCGTTCTGCCGAAAGAGCCTCGATCAGCAGGGCGTCTTTGAACGGCTTTGCCTTTGGGCGGCCGCCAGGATTTCCGCTCTTGCCGATCTCGAATGTCATTGGTTGTTCTCAAACTCTAACATGTTGAAAGAGATAGACAGGCAGCCTACCAGATTGCCATGATGTTGGTTGCCGTCGTTCCGGTCAAAAGAATGCGAGAGACACGGATTGGAAGGAGCGCGCCGGCTATGATGCCGGTGAACGTGACGGACTGACCACCAGCCATCGTAACAGCGATATTGCCAGCGCCGCCGACAAAGATGGCCCGAGAGGTATACGTCAGATCAGTGCTGTCGTTCGGCGTGACCGCTGCAGCGTTTGAAGCCGGGTCGACAACATTGTTGGATCTGTTCGC